GTTTTACCGTGTTTACGGGTTTTTCGCCTCCTTCTTTTCTTGGGTACGAATGAAACATTTCGCTCAAGATCCAACCTCACACGACGTCTACACTGAGGAGTCCCATTTAGTTGACGATTCCCATCTTCGGAGTGGTAACTCCAGGATAACCAACAGTGAAGAAGTGATCGACAAGAACTTTTCTTCTGATACATTGCGTGAGATCGCAAAGTACGGAGGATATTCAACGTACAGTTCTGCCTGTAATACAGACCCTTTTGTGCGTGAAACACTCAAACTTTACTCTCGAGATGTGTACGAGAGTGTTCGTGGATTCACTCGGCGACCACAAGGTACGCCGGGGATGTACTCTTCACTTAAAAAGTTTAGTGGAGAAAAACACTCTTTTGACCAACTGAACCGTGAACAACGGCGCTCGATGGCAAAATCGATTTCGAAGGCGAAGAAAGCCTTCAAACTTCCGTGGAAACGTGAGCCTCTCGATTGGCATGAGGTAGGTCAGTATCTGCGCCGTGACACGGCGGCAGGAGCTACCTTCATGGGATCAAAGAAAGGTGACGTGATGGAAGAGATTTACCATGAAGCAAGATGGTTAGGTCACCGTATGAAACAAGACGGTGTGCACAGTTTCAATCCAGCCCAGATGCGATTCCCACCTGCTCTGGCTGGTCAAAGGGGCGGCATGTCTGAAATCGACACCCCTAAGACCCGTTTAGTCTGGATCTACCCCGCGGAGATGTTAGTGGTTGAAGGATTTTACGCTCCTCGGATGTACCATGATTACATGGATGATCCCCACTCCCCAATGTTGAACGGGAAGTCAAGTCAACGTCTATACACCGAATGGACGTGTAACTTGAGGGAAGGAGAAACACTTTATGGCATCGATTTTTCAGCTTTCGATTCCAGTATTCCTGCCTGGTTAATCCGTGTTGCGTTTGACATCCTACGTCAGAATATTGACTGGGATCACTTCAAAGGTGAAAAAGTGTCAGCGCGTGAACGGCAAAAGTGGCGGAATGTATGGGATGCCATGGTGTGGTATTTTATTAACACTCCGATACTCATGCCCGATGGGCGCATGTTTAGAAAGTATCGTGGTGTGCCTTCCGGTTCCTGGTCCACTCAGATGATCGACTCTGTTGTCAATTACATTTTAGTCGATTACCTAGCGAACTGTCAGGAAGTTGAAATCCGGAATCTGAAAGTACTCGGTGATGATAGCGCTTTTCGCTCCGGTAGTGGCTTTGACCTTGCTACTGCTGAACAAGATTCTAGTGCCATGGGTATGATAATGCATCCTGAGAAGTGTGAGAAGACGGAGGATCCCTCTGAATTCAAACTCTTAGGAACGAAGTACCGAAATGGACGCCCTCATCGTGAAAGCGAAGAGTGGTGGAAACTGGCCTTGTATCCCGAGTCCAACGTCCCATCAGTTGAAGTATCGCTCACGCGATTGGTCGGCCTGTGGATAGGAGGCGCCATGCACGACAGACAGTTCTGCGAGTTCATGGAGTATTTCCAGCGATGTTATCCGTGTCCAGAGGAGGGTTGGTTTTCGAAGGACCAACGTCGCTGGCTTGAAATAGTCTTCTCAGGCAAAGCGCCAAGAGGATGGACCACCAAGAGGAGTCTGTTCTGGCGTTCAATCTTTTACACCTACGGTTAGGTGTGTTCCTCTGCAGTGTTACTGCCCGTTTATCGGTGACTGTGAACGTTCTGTTT